ATCAGATAATATTTTTTGTTGTAAGTCTGTTATACTTACTTCTTTTTTATGTGTAGCCATTTAAACCTCCTTTAAAGTTAATTGTTTCATTATTAGCACACTAAATATCCACAAAAGTAACTGTTATCAGTTAAGTCAAGCGAATCACTTCCCATTCCACCAGCACTTACTTTAACAACTGCTGTATCATTTGCATCCATGTCAGCTATTAGAGCTTGAGATGCTTTAAAACTTCCACCTTCACCCATATTTCCTGCAGCACCACCAAACCAATCGTATCTTTGATTAGAGGTAGTAATGTATAGATTTGAATAAGTTATATTGCTATCTCCGCCAGAAATACCTACACTTGCAGAAAGAAAATATTTCCCAGTTACTGGTGCTGTAAATGTTGTTGCACCAGAAACATCAAAATCTGCATTTTGGTCAAATCGTTCAGCCGAGCCAAACTCGATTGTATATTCTGTACCATTTCCAGTTTTATTTGATTGAGCACCAGCCTTTGCTAGAAAAGCACATTGTAATGGTTTGGTTACATGACCAGCATTATCAATTTTTAATCCTACAGCATTATTAGTTTCAAATGATAAAGCATAAGCATCATTAGAGCCGATAGTTTTATCAGCACCAAAGGTATCTCCACCAAAAGATAAATCTCCACCAGCAGCAGCCCAAGTATTATCTCCTCTTAAATATGTTGAACTTGAAGCACTACCACTAGCTGATAATTGAGAAACTCCAACTGAGCTAGAACTTGGAACTCCAATATCATTAACATTTCCTAATACTAAAATAAAATTAATTACATCAGAACTAGCAAGAGAACTTGCAAATACTATTGTATCATTAACTATTGTGAACGCATCTATGGGAGCTTGAATAACTCCATTCAACGAAACAATACAATGATTAGCTGATTGAGGATATACAGCAACCCCACCTTGTCTAAGGTTAAATGTGGTTGCACTTGAAGTAGTTATACTATCAAGTTTTTTAAAATCTCCTGTTGTTGGAGTAGCTCCTACATATGTCATTTTGGAAATTTATCCTTTGTTGTTTTAATTGTTGTTTTCCATCCATCAATACCATTATGATAAATGTCATCAAGTTGATCTACAATATTTGGATACTCAGCTTTTCTATCTCTTTGATATTTTTTATTATCATAAGCTGTTTGTAATTCTTTTTGTTTATCTTCAATTTGTTTATCAGTTATATTCGTTGGGTTTCCATCATGCCAAATAACTTTGTTATCTTGATCGGTAGAAATTTTTGCGTCTGATTTAATTGTTAAAATTGCGTCTGCTTTACTTATCATGCTAATAACTCCATTACTGTAATATTAGAAGCAACTGGGCCGTGTTCCCATGCTCCACTTCCAGCTAAATCGCCTGCTCTATTCAAATATAAAGTTCCAGCATTAGTTGCCCATTGTACTTTATATGTAGTGGCACTTGTTGTTGATGGAGAATCTAAATATGAAAAAGAAATAAACTCAATATCATAATCTGATTGACCACCTTGATCTACTCTCCAAAATCCAGTTCCTTGCACATTACTATTTAAAGATGCTCCATAGCCAATAGATGTACTATCTCTTAATAATCTTGTAAAATTGTTTGAGGTTTGTGTTCCGTTTCCTAAACCTAAAGTAACCAAAACCCATACTTTACTGCTTGTTGCACTTGGAGTTATAGCTGCTGAAAAACCAGAAATATCTCCCCAACTATCAGAGGATGTACTAAGACTAACTGAATCAACATTAGTAGATACTAATTGACCAATTTTTCCAGCACTAATTCCAGTTAGATTGCCACCTCCAATAGCTGGAAGTGTAGAGCCACCTAAATTTTCTGCTGCTATTTTACTAAATGCCATATCTTATTCCTTTGGATTATCTGTTTTAATTTTTTGTATTCTTGCTTTCCAAGATTCTATATCTTTAAATATTTCATCAAGTTGATCTCCAATATCTCCATATAAATTTCTTCTAGTTGCACGAATAGTATTATTATTTTCTAATTTAGTAGCATCACTTTCAAAAGCATTTAATTCTTCATCAGTAGGTTTAGATTTTTCTACACTATCTGACCAAAAAGAAATGTATGCACCATCTCCATCATCTTGCAGAATTACCTCTTTATTAAAATCAACTTCTCTATCTAAATATTTTCTAATTTTATTACTTAATTGTGCCATATCATTCCTATTCTATTATTTTGTACCCACCAAAAAAGTTTCCAAAAGTAGCATCTGATAAATTTTTTGCTCCCCCAGAATTTTGCTGTGCTTTAGTCAAAAAATAATCTGAACTTCCATTAGCTTCAACTATTGTTGAAGTATGATAAAAGTTATAATAATCATTTGGAAAACCAGCTTGTGCAGTATTGGTAAGGTTTTTAAAAAGTTTAAGATATGAAATTTGGAAATCTGTGTCCGTATCCCATCTCATAGAAGTAAATAAAAAATATTTCCCTGCTGTGGTTGGAGTAAATTTTCCTGTGCTTGTATCAAAGCACCCACCTGAATCCCACACTTCAGTATTATAAATAAGAACTACATCAGTTGAATCTGAAATACTTCTTGTCGCTGAAACTGTTGCAAGAAAAGCAGGTAACATATTTCCACCTGCACTCGCCCACGCATTATCTCCACGAAGAAAAGTAGAAGATGAAGCAGTACCAGTAGCAGATAATTCAGCTACACCTATTGCGTCATCAGCCATTTTAACATTAGTAACAGCATTTGTAGCAAGTTGGTCTGTATTAACACTACCAGCAGTAGGATTAACTGATTGCATTACTTTGTTTAAGTAATACACAGTTACGACATCTGCCGAAACTAATGTGCCACCCAAAGTTAAAGTTTTATTTCCAGTACCACCTACCGAATAAGTACCACTATCTTGAACGATATTATTCCATACAACAAGAATATCTGTTTCAGCAGATATGTCATGTGTAAGAGTTACTGTGTTACTTGATAATCCAGTAAAACGATCTTGAATACCACTATCAAAAGTAGTGCTAGGTTGTTGTCCAATATAAGTCAATTTAACCTCTAAGTTATTTCCATGATTGATAATGCACCAGATACTTTATCTGCTACTGAACAATCAACTTTTAATACATCTGTTGTTTCCATAACAATCTTGCTTCCCGCCAAAATCTCCAAACTGGATTTTGCTGGGATAACAACATCTTTAGCTAGAAACGCAGTACCATTAGCAACATTGTTTGCTCCATTACGATTTGCTGTATCACTAACAAGTTCTACTTCAACAGAAACGGAAGTAGTATGAATATTAGTTAAACGCAAACCGAGAACAACAGTAGTCGTACTACCAGCTACTGTGTACATTACATACGGAGTTCCAGCACTTGCTGGTTCAGCTGCAAAAGTTACAGTTTTAAATGTGTTAGCCATATTCCCCTTTCTATCCTAACGCAATCGCAAGAGCTGTCGGATCAGTTGCATTTATTGTTAGTGTTTCGTTACTGCCATCATTATTTTCTGTGAAACTAATTGCTGTTCCAGCAACTAATTTACCATTCAAATAACCAGCAGTTGAATCATTTGAACTTACAAGAACTTTAACATCCGTATCAGCAACAATAGCTGACCAGGCTGATCCATTGTAATATTTTAAAGCATTATCTGATGAATTATAAAATAGATCTCCTTCATCAAGACTAGAACTAGGATCACTTGAACCTACTCTATATCTTTCAGCAAAACTATTTACTCCAGCAATATTAGTTGCAGTAGTATTAACATTGGCTATTGATCCAGCCACAGTTGCAATATTTGATACAACACCACTAGCTCCTAAAGTTGCCATGTTTGTAACATTCGCTGAAGTTCCTAATAAGTCCATGTCAGTAATAACTGCACTTGTACCTAGTAATCCCATGTCAGTTATAACACCAGATACACCAAGTAATCCCATAGCAGTTACATTAGCTGAAGTTGCAAGTAATCCCATATCTTCGATTACTGCACTCGTTGCCAATAAATCCATATCGGTAATTACTGCACTAGCTGATAGAGCATTAATATTTGTTTGATCCGAAGATGTTGGAGTAGTTCGCTGCCAAGCAGAACCACTATAAACCATCATTACATTGTTTGATGTATTAAAATATAATGCACCAGTAACTAAACTATCTCCATCGTTATCAGCAGATGGATCAGATGATTTTGCTCCTAAATATCTATCATCAAAATTGTCATAACTTGTAGCAGCATTGGTTGCCGATGTAGCAGCTGCCGAAGCAGAATTGGATGCGTTAGTTGCCTGGGTAGAAGCTGTCGATGCAGAAGTAGAAGCATTACTAGCAGAAGTTGAAGCAGCACTTGCTGAACTTGCGG